TACCGATTATGATTCTAATACTAAAATTACACCTGGTAATATTGTTGCAGTAATAAGCGGTAATATTTTTAATAGTACAACATGGTTACAAACCAATAATATTACGACAATTGGTACTACTTCAATAATATTTACTCAATTCTCTTATGCTGCGACTGATTTTTTAGAAGTTACAAATAATTTATCTGATTTATCGAATGTTTCAACAGCTAGAACTAATTTAGGTGTTCCAGCACTTACTTTTCCTTTAAATTTTAGTGGTGATATATCTGCTAGTGGAGCTTTAAATAATACAATCTCTACTGTTTTAGCATCAACAATTAATAGAAATAATATAAATCAAGTTTATAACTATTCAGGAAGTAACAATACTTATAATTTTGATATAACTATACCTAATAGCACAAATAAGACCGCACGATTGAGATTAAATAGAGCAAATACTGCTGATGGTTCTGGGTATGAATGGCGATTTTATTCTCCTAGTAGTGGGTTAGATACACTTACTTTAGGATATAATACAGGTTCATCTTTTACTTCGGTTTATAGTTTAGCTGGAAATAGTGATATATTTAATTTTTCTTCAACAGCAGCTGTTGGGATAGCTAAAGGAAATACTGCTGGTCGTCCTGTTTCTGCTACAGGTGGGATGTTTAGGTTTAATAATGAAACATTACTTTTTGAAGGACATAACGGAACTAATTGGGGTTCTTTTGCGACAACATCCGATTTTGTTTCGAATAATACTTTTACAACTTCCACAGGTTGGTATAATAATAGTTCTTCTTCTTGGACAACATTTAACAAACCTATAATCATTAATGAAACAAACTCAGGTTTTCAAGTATTAGGTAAATATGCTTATTATTCAATTACGGCAGATCAAAATAATATATTTACAGGAACTGCAATTGATGGAGCTGCAAGATATTCATTAAGTTGTAATAGGCGTATTGCTGCAAGTGAATTTAATGCTTTCTCATCTATAAAAAAGAAAGTTATATTAAATGATAGTAAAAATATAGAAAATGAAGTTTTAGATATCTTTAAACATATTCCTTTATTTAAATATCAATTTAAAGATAAATTAAACGATGGTGATGCTATTTGTTATGGGGTAATTGCGGAAAATTTAAATAATATTTTACCTGAATATGTAGATAACAATAAATATGATTTTGTTCCTGATGTTTATTCTAAAGCAAATGTTAAAAAAAATGGTAGTTCATATTTACTAACTAACATTAATTTGGATAACCTAGATTTAGGTAGTAAACTAATAAGAGTTATTACTAATAATAAAACACTGGATTTGGATATTATAAAAATAGATAAAAATTCAGTTAAGGTAAAATCCGATGAAGTTTTAGAAAACGATGTTTTTGTATATGGGACATATAGTAAATGCCCAACAGTATCAAAACAGAAATTATTTGAACTAACAATGGTGGTAGTTCAAAATTTATTAAATAGAGTTGAAAAACTTGAAAATAATATAAATTAATTTATAATAAATAAAAATTAACCCTTGCGAGTAAATCTATGAATGAAAATCAAAATCCAGTAGAGATTATCCAGATTCTTCCTAAATATGTTCAAGCTTTATATAGTGATGGTGTGCTTTATTTCTCAGGTGAGGCAACAATCGCAACAGAAGCTAGAAAAGCTACTCTTTTAAATGATATTAATCTTATCAAAGAGCAACTTGCCAACTTAGAAAAGATTTTAGGTTAAATCTATGGAAAATAAAAGTCTAAAGGACTTCGCTTTGATGTGCGATTGTTCAGAGAAAGTTGCCCAATTTGGTATTTGGGCGGATTTCATGAAAAAGGCAGTAATGGATTATTATTCTTATAAAAGTACTGGGTCTGAAATGCCTAGTGAAGAAAAAGAAATGATAAATCAAGTATATGATAAATTGCAGAATTTCCTAAAAGAAATAGTATGAACTTTGTTAAGCCGATCAGGTTGCTATTTAATAATTTAAGTGATTCCAAGACTGCGCTTTTTAGTGCTGAGGGCAATGTAGTTATCAAGTCAATTAGATGTTGTAATAGGAGCGGACGGAATATAAGGCTTAATTTGCAAGTAATAGCTCTTTTAGAAAGTCCAATACAAGAAGCTTTTATTGTTAAAGATTTGTTAATACTTCCTAATCAAACTACCGACTTGTTAGCTATTATTTGCAGCACTTCTTCTGAGTGTGTAGAACATAGATTACTAGATGGCGATAGTTTAGTTTGTTATTCTGAGGGATACGATGATAAATTTGATTGTATTATTACTGGATATGAGGAAGTAGAAAGAGTCAGTTAAAATAAAAAAAGAACCTTGCACACATGATAAATCTAACTCCAGCTAAATTAAAGGTATTACAAGAATTAAAGGATTATTTCTATTATTCTGCCAATTCGGAAATACGTAAAAAATGGCGTTTGCAATACGATCAAAACCTTAAGTTCTATTATGGTGATCAATGGAATGACGAACTAAAACAGGAGTTTGCAGATGTTGGAGCTATGCCTTTTGTTGTTAATAGGATAGAACCGATAGTTACTACTTATACGTCTTTGCAAATAGCAGCAAGAAAAAGAATAGCTTATAAAGCCACTACATCTTTATCAAAACATGATTTGCTAGCTGAATACTTAAATAACATGCTATATGTTATTCAGTCGCAAAATGATTTTCAAAATAAATCTACTCAGAAATATACCGATGCTTTAATAGGAGGGCTTGGATGGTCTCATTTTGGCTATGAACCTGATAGCACATGTACTTTTTTCTATGATTATGTAGACCCACGAGAAATTTATTTTGACCCAGATGACCAATCTGCTCGTATGGAAGATTCACAGTTTGTTGCCCGTAGTTATTTTGTTAATGGGACAAAACTAAAAAAACGCTATCCTAAATATAGCGAATATTTTGATAATTTAATTGGCAAGCCCGCTGGTACTAATTCTACAGGAGAATTTGCAAGCGGAGGAGCGGGAGCAATTAGAGATGATTATGTTCCTTATTCTGATTTAAATCATGGGGACGGGTTGGAAGAATTATGGGTACTTGGTAGGTCAGCACGTATTGTTGAAGTATACTATAAAAAGAACGTCAAATACTATGAGGCAATAGTTGCTTTTCCTCCAGAGAATCCTGAGGGAGTTGTAACCGAGCAATACTTCTCTACCTTTGATAAAGAAATAGCGGAGAGTAGGAAAGTAAAAGGTTCTAGTTTAGAAGAACTAGAGGGAACGCAAATCTGGAAAGGTGTATTTTGTGCTGATGTGTTATTGGAACATGGAGCTATTGACGGACAGATACCTAATCAAAAACATTTTCCATTAATACCTTTATGTTTGAAAAGAAACTATTTGAGTATTCCTTATGGCGTAGTTGATGGGCTTATTCCTCTTTCTACATGTTTAAATTATGTGTGGACTAAAACCATTCATGGTCTTAATTCAAAATACTTAATTATTGATGAGGATAATATAAACTTAGAGAAAATGCGGCCAATACTCCGAGATGAACTTAATAGACGTGATGGGATGATTTTTACTAAAAACCCTCATCAAGTACAGTTAATCAATTCTGAAACATTATTGCCGTTTTTAGAACGAACACTAACTAGAATTGATCTAGAGTTTGAACAAAGAACCCAGTTGTTTGATGAACTAAAAGGAGAGCAAACTAACGCAGTAAGCGGTGTTGCTATTCAAGCAAGAGCCGTTAATGCCGCAAGAACTCAAAACCCTTTGCATGCAACTTATGAACACATGTTATTTTCTGAGGGGCAATTAATCCTTGATACGATCAGAGGCATTAAAAACCTACAATATGCGTTTAATTACTACAAAGATAATAAATTTAATCAAGGATATTTAAGTGATGAAATATCAACTATTAATTTTGAAATCTTTGCTGATTTTACTCCAAACTTTGCAACCTCTCATGAAGAGGAAGCAGCAAAATTTGAGGCTCTACTTAATAGCCCTAATCCTGCATTTATTCTATCAGAGCCGCTTTTCTTAAAGAAATTAGGTTTTACTGAATCAGATAGCTACGCTTTAAATGAAGCATTTATAAAAATGATGCAGGGGCAAGGAAATCAAACAGAAGGGGAAATTAAGGAAGAAATCCCTAATAATCAACAAAATGTGAGATAGATATATGACCGATAACTTAAATAAAAATAATGTAGACGATGCTTTTGCTAAAATCTTTTTAGGAGAGGTTAATATTGCAGAGAACAAACATAGTGAAATTAAATCACAACCAATAGAAATAGAAGAACCAAAAAAGGTAGAGGTCAAAGATGAGCAAGAACAAGAAGACATCCAAGAAGAGCCAAAAACAACCGAAAAATCAGAAGAACAGCAAAAAGACCTGTTAAAAGCCGATTTAAAGGTTGAATATGAATCATTAAAGAAGCAACTAAATGATGCGAAATCTTGGGGACATAAGAAAAATGCTGCTTATATTAATGCTAAAAAGAAAATAACTGATTTCTTGTCTAAATTACAGGAAGATTCGCTTATAAATGAGGATGAAGCTGGCTTAGCCTTAAAAGCTTTTGATGAAGCAGCAATAAGTGAAGAAGAGCTACCAGATAATCAAAAAGGCAATTCTTATGCTCAGCTTAAAGCTAACCTTGATAAAGAATTTAATATATTCAAAAAATATAATAAAACTTCGGAATTAGACGAAAAATACCAAGCTTTTTTTGGATTTTTCCCCCTATTACCACAAGACGAACAAGAAAAAATAGTCAATTATATTACTAATGAAAGCCCAGAAGTAGTAATTGATCATATAATTACTACTGGTTCAGAGATTTACGAAACAGTTTATAAAGGTGCTACAAAAAGCGGTGGTATTATTCCATTTATTAAATCCTTACATATTAAAATAGAAAAGCTGGAAAAGCGTAATAAGGAACTAGAGAGTGAAGTTGACACCACTGAGGGAATAGTGCATAATAGGTCAATAAATTCTAAAGTTTCTAACCTTGCGAGTACGAAACAAACTAAAAGCTTTGCTGATATTTGGCAAAATTAGAAACAATGGCATTTCTTCAAAGGAAGAGAGGCATTTTATTAATTAATAATGTAGGCGGCCTTAGCCTTACCTGCTAATCATTAATAGTAATTTCTCCCTCATAACTTCGCTTTAAAAGATTTCTCCCGTTCTTGGAATTTAATTAATAAAATTTTAGGTTTTTACTTAAAGTTAATATTTTTTAACATTCAAAAAAGAAAGGTAATTTAAAATGGCGACATTGGATCGTAATAATTTATTTCAAACCAACCTGTTTGAACAAAATGTATTAATACCATATTTAAAAGATTATAGAAATGTCACTAATTTTGCCCGTTTCATGGGTGGTAGTGATGCTGTTATTTATAACAAAATGGAAAATAAAGGCGATGGTGATCGTATTATATTTCCACTTAGACAAACTTTTGACCCTGCTGTTGCAATTGGTAATGAGCAATTAGAGGGTAATGAGCAAGAGTTAACCTACGTTAGCGACATGGTAGATGTTGGCAGAATAAGATTTGCAACATTGCTAACTGATGTTCAACTTATGAGCTTACAAACTAAGTTTCAATTAGAATCTGACGTTAGAGCTGATTTACTTTCTCAAGCTGATGTACTTAATACAAAAAGAATCTTGCAATCATTTACACTTGCTTTTGATGGCGGTGCTGGTGGGATAAACCCGAGTTTAAATCAACAATTCAGTTATTCTGATTTAAGAGCTAGAATACTTGCATCTCGTCTTGATCAAGCTGCTGGTGGTATTTCAAGGGCTAGAATATTGATTGGTGATCCAAACCTTGTCGGAGGTAACGCTAGAACCACGTATGCAGACCTTGTAACAGCTTTGACAGTTGGTAACTTTCCAGTTGCTACTAATACAATGAACGTATCACATATACGTCAGTTGTTTAATCAAGCTGCAACTGGTCAAAGTTTAACAATAAGTAATGCTGTTTATACAGTTAAAGAGTCATCTGTTCGTCCGTATAAGTACAAAACACATCAAGGTTTCGAAGATAAGCGTTATGTACTCTTTATTGCTCCTGAAACTTACAATAAACTAGCTTCTGACCCAGTATGGCAAGCTCAAATAAATAGAGGTGTAATTGAGAATCAAGATCAACCATCAATTCTTTATGGTTCTATGTACAAAGGAACTATTGAGGGTGTAATGGTGATTGTTATACCAGAACTGAGCAATTTTCTTATTACTAATGGTGCTAACATTTATGCTTACTCTCTTTTCTGCGGTGCTGCTGCTGTTGGTTTTGGTATGGGCCAAACTCCAACCTTTACTTTCAGAAGTTCTACAGACTATGAGTTATATAAAGGTCTTGCCCACAATGAAATCAGCGGACTAAAACTACTTAAATATCCATCCAAGGCTAGAGGTGTTAAAGGAAACAATAACAACTTAGTTGAATATGGTATGGTACACTCATTTACAACTATAGCTTAAAGAGGTTAATTATGTTTATATTAAATAGATACAATGTTACTACTCCTGCTGCTGCTAGTCCTGTTGGAGCAGTTGTTAACGTAAATCCAAGTGTAATAACTGGAGCTACAGGTGATAGTGCTGGTCCTGATAGCGTTACCCCAATTGTTGCTAATGCTGAATATGCTGATCAGGTTATTAGCAAATTAGTTGCAATTAGTATTCCAGGTGGTGGAGCTTTATCAGCTGGTGTTAATAACTATTTAACTATTGATTTAGTAAAACTTGGCATTTCAGGAACTCGTCCAGTTTTAGCCGCTCAGCTTCTTGGTGTTTATAACCCAGCTTCTACGGAGCAAACGGCTGCTGGTGCTACTCCATCCTTTATTGGAATTTGGGATAAAACTGTTGCTAACGTAAATTCTTTATCAATTGTTAACTCCAAATTGATTTTAAGGATTCCTACTGCTCAAATAGCTTTATTTTTAGGCAAAACTGCGATGGTGCAATTATTCTACAGTACTGCTGCTGGTGAATAACGGAGCATAAATAAAGGAGGTAAAAACCTCCTTTATATCCTTTTAGAGGTGATATGAACGTAACTGAATTAATAGAACTAACAAACCGCTTAAGTACTGATAAGAGCGAGCTAACGCCTAAAGAGCGTGCTGCCTATTTGCAATATTTGAATATGGCAAACGATGAGCTTTACGAAATAGCTTCTTCTGGTTATGCTCCTCTAACTACTAGAATAAATCTTTTCCCTGCTTTTGAGTCGCCCTTTTATAAAGGATCAACTGCGTTTAATTATCCTACTAATTTTTTTAAAATAGATAGTGTTTATGCGGATCATACACTTTTAAAAAGAGGAAATATTAAAGATGCAGCTGCTGGACTGAATATTGGAGAATATCTTACCAGTCATTTATATATATATGTTAATAATAGTAATAAATTTTTAACTGCTGTTGATCGTACTGACAAAGTCAATAAGAAATATATCACTCTTTTTTATATGGAAAATCCAAAAAGATTAGTAGAAGAGATTAACGATGACAATCTTGAAACTGATACACCAGTTTATCCTCTTCCTTATCATATATTCTTAGTACATGGAGCTTTATATTACTTCTATTTTAGCAATAAGGTTTTTATGGATAAAATGGCCTATATAAGGAATGTATGGGAAAATGACAAGAAAATTTTAGCTAATTTTAAAAACTATGGTTTATAATGTTTAATCATCATCCACAAACATTACCGATTCCATTTCCATTTAAAGGTATTAATACCAATACTAAGGATGATATTAGCTATGGCCGATTTATTCAGAACATATTAGTTAGCGACAATAAAACAGGAGCTTTGCGGTATGGCACAGAATTAACAGCTAGCTTTCCTTTTGATGATGCTGCTTACTGGCGAGAAGTTATAGCAGTTATGCCGTTCTTAAAAGATAACGGAACATCTGAAAAACTAGTTTATGTAAGGTATCTTGATCAGTCAGCTATTACTCAGGATAATATTGCAATAGCAGAACATCCTAATTTAGGTGGATGGTGTAGAGCAACACTTACGCTTGCCAATTTCCAACAAGAATATAGAACCTTTTTAAGAAATTCTATTAATGATGGAATACGTATTTATTTCAAACAAGAAATAGGAGTAGAAACTGAAATTAATGTTGTAACTTCTACCGAGTTACAAATAGTATTTGATTTTCCTGTACTTCGAGCTAATGTTACTAATCCTTTCCAAGTTTATATTGAAAGAGCATTAATTGCCAGAGTTACAGCTAACGGGGCTTACGAAATAATAACGGATCAGGTAGACCCACTAGTAATTGTTTCGCACATAAATTTCCAAGGCAAATTACTAATTGCTAATGGAGTTGATCCCGTTAAAGTATATGATGGAAATCAGTTATTACCTTTAAAAGCTCCCGTGCCTATACCAAACGTTACTCCAATAGTTGTAAATGGTTCTAACCTTACTTTTTCTATTCCTCAAAGTTACCTTGCTACATTACAAGCTGATGTAAAAGTGGGTGATGTCCTTACTTCCGTTAGTGATAATGAAAACAGAGCGGTTACTGTTACTAATCTAGTTTATAATTTACCCACTAATAATCAAGTTGTAATGACTATAACAGTTAATATTGCTCCGCAAGCAAATGTCAGAAAAATATTATATCAAAAACTGTGTCCATCATTTAGTTATCTAGCTGTTGTGCATAAAAGACTTTGGGCGGTAGCAGGAGGTAGAACATACAAAGATAAATTCAGATCACCGCTTTTAGCTATGAAAGCTTATTACGCTGCTAAAATGGAAAGTATTTATGATTGGTTCAATCCTCAAACCAATGAAATTGATTTTATTAACTTAAGTAACAATTCAAGCGTTCCCGATAATCTGGAAGCAATCACAATGTTTGAGGGACGAACTCTATTTTTAGGAAGAGAAACTGCGCAAGTTTGGATAGGTGAAGACCCAACAACTCATGATGACGGACAAGGGATTGTTTTACCAGACTTTAAATGGGAACAGACTTTGCCAGTAGGAGTAATCCAGCAGACTTTATTTGTGGAAGTACCTAATAATCTTATATTCTTGTCCAAGTATGGGATTGTTTCTTTAAGTTCTGTTAATCTTTTTAGGCAGCTGCAAGTATCCTATCAGTTTTCTACTCCTATTGATCATTATATTAATAGCCAGCTTAGTTTTATAGAAACTGATAGAGACTTTAGAAGTATGCGAGCTTTTTTATATCCTTATGGGCGGTTTTTAGGTTTTAGAATAAAATATAGCTGTTTTGTTTATCAATTAAATAGCGAGGGGGCATGGGTCGTATTTAGTGAGAACTTTGCAGAAAGTTCAAGCCTTTTATATGATTCTACTACCCAAAATTTATACCTAGGAATGCCACAAGGGGAATTGCTGGTTTATTCTGATAAAGTAGGAAAGCAATCATATCTTGAACATGGCAAAGGCTATATGTCATGGTTTATTGCCTATAACTGGACTTTTTTTGAAAGCACATGGGCAAATACCGATGTTTATATTGATAGTAAAACTCTAGAACCTCTTAACGTAAAAGTGCGTATTTTTACTGATCAGGATGAGACCCAAAGTATTAATGAGGAATTAACAATAGATAAACAAGGAATATTGTATGATGTTTCTTCTTTTGGATTAAAACCTTATCCTTTAAATGAAACATCTTTTACTCATGAAATAGTTAGATTTACCGCTGACTCTTTAATGATTGAATTATCAGGCACTAGTAATGATTTATTTGTTTTTAATAAACTATTTTTAGCAGGAGGAGCTAATTAATGGCATTAAATCCTTTAATTGTTAACAAAAATTATTTTAGCGGGGTACAAGCTAGAGGCGATTTTATAAAAGCTGGTGATCTAGATAGACAATTTGTTACTATTAGCAGTTATATTAATAAATTTATAGTTCCAACATTAAATCAGTTAATCTCAAGTCAAATTCCTGGTTCTAATAATCCAGTAGACGCAAATAAAAATCTTATTAATGTTGGTGATGGAACTACTAAATGGGATTTTCCGAAAGCTGAATATATACCTGATTATTCATTGCCTCTTAATAAACTTGTGCAAGCAAATGTGGGTTCTATACTTGCTACCGATAATAATCAGATATTTAGACCAGTAACTCCATCCTCTACTGGTCTTGCTTTGATATCAAGAGTTGCTAATATCCCTATCTGGCAAAAAATAGTGGGTAATCGATCAATTAATGATAGGGTAATAACTAGTGAAAAAATTGCGCTAGGAAGTCTTAAATCTGAAAACTTTGGAATTAGTTTTGAGAAATCATTTATTAAAACAGTTATTAAAAATCAGTTGATTGCCAGCAATACAATACCTACAAAAAAAATAGCTAATGGAGCTATAACAGCTAATGTGTTTAGTCAGTCAATACTTAATTATCTATGTGGCTTGAATAATACACAAATTGCATTAGGAGGTAATGCTGCGCCTGATAATTTTATCACAAACCATAAATATTTAAATTATACTCCAGGCAATGCTTCACCAATTAATTATAAAAAAATAGCACCTGATTTTCAAATTACACAAAATTTATATTCCATGGAACAGGGATATAAAGCTTTCACTGTCCAAAATATTGCAGATGGCGCAATATCAAGTTTTAATATAAAAGAAAAAAGTTTAAATGGGGTACGAATATTTAATTACAGTGGAAATAGTACACTCCCATTATCAATCGTTAGACCATTATCAGAGTTATTAACTGATGGCTGCATAGGCCCTGAAAATATACCAGCTCGTTGGAGGCAAAAATTAGGATTATAATATGAGTATAGATCAATTTACAAGAGATGCAGCATATTTTCAAAGTAGACGTGATAGTAGAATGCTATTAAACGCTGAGGATTTGGATTTTCAATTTAATAATTTAGTTAATTACTTAAATGTTAACATAGTACCAATAATTAATAATTTTGTACAAAATCAATTTATAGGAGTAAATAATCCCGCTTTAGCTGGTTCATGCTTGTTTAATATTGGTGATGGTAATGTTAGATGGCAAAGTATTAATTCTAATATTTTCCCTGATTATTCTATTACAAGAACAAAATTTACTTCTGTTACTCCTTTTAGTATTATAGCAACTAATCAAAATAGAAATTGGGGCCCAGTAGTAACTATTATAGATAATTCTATATTATTTTCTAGAGATAAAAATACTCCTATTTGGCGTAAACTATCTACTGGAGATATTGCTAATAAAACTTTAACAGGAGGAAATATAGGTTTAGCAGCAATTAAAATTGAACATCTAGGAGCTGGAGTTAGAGGGGCATTACTTGCTGCTCCTAAAGTAATATTAAATGAAAATATTGCAGAGGCACAAATTACAGGGGAAAATTTACAAGATAATAGTATAACAGCTGAAAAAATTGATCCTGCATTACTTAAGACAAGACAAACTGGTATAACTAACTGGTTTTTTTCTTGGTTTGAAAATTCCATAGAAAATAGACATATAGCTGATCAAACAATACTTGGAGGATATGGTCTTGCTAGTATCCCAGTTTCTACTAATGAGGTTTACACTGGTTTTAAATATAATGGTCTACAAGTTCGTACATCTATAAATGCAAATGACGATAAATATTATACATTTACCTCTGATAACATTATAGATGAATCAATAACAAAAAATTTGATTGGTCCTAGCCCTGGGTGGGGGTATTATACAAGAATATTAGCAGAATCGCAGTTTGAAAATGGAGCAATTGAATCAAGACATATAAGCGATCAGACTGTTGCCCTTGTCGATATGAAAAAATCAAAATATCGTATACCAGCGTCAGCACTTGATCCAGTAATTAGAGCAAAACTTGGGGTATAAATGATTGATATATTAAACCGCAATTTATCTTTTTTTAGACTTCTGCGTAATGATAAAAGAATAATTGAGTCTTTTGATCTTGATAGTCAATTTGCCTCAGTAATAGATTATTTAAACAATGTAATAGTTCCAGCTGTTAATGATATGCAAGCAGGAGCATTGCCAGGAATAAATGGTAGTGCTAATTATTTTATAACTAATGTTGGTGATGGTAATGTTACATTTAATACTTTAGATAAAGTCATTCCAGATAAAACAATTGGTTTTACCAAAATGGAAAAATCAATTTCTCAAGGTCAAGTTCTAGTCTCAAATAATGTCGGTAATTTAGGTTTAGTAACTAATTCTCAATACAATAATATGGTACTTGCTTGTAAAAAAGATAATATTCCAGAATATAGATTTATCAAAAAAGAAAATATTGAAGATAGAGCTATAACTTATGCTGATATCGCAGATAAATCAATTATTAAAGAACATTTAAGTCAAGAAATACTGAATATAATAGATGCTCCAGTACCTGATCAAACAATAACAGAAACGCTAAACATTACAGGTAATAATTTCAATGATCTTTCTATTACTACTAATAAATTTGCTCAAAATACCATTACCACCTTTAATAAACTTGGTATAATTCCTAATACTTTACCTAATTTTCCCTCTAATGAAAGTTTATATTGGTCAAAAATTATTCAACACCAACATGTAAAAAATGGAACTATAACGCCTAATAAAATAAAACCCGGTACTATTGGAGCTAGGCATTTTAATAGAGTGCAATGTATTACTAAAAATAAACTTGCCCCTGGAATTATAGACGATTTATTTTTGAAACTTAAAGAGAATGAAACTTATACTTGGTATAGCGTTGAAAAAGCATATAGATATTTTCCTTTTACAACACGAATATTATCGCCTAATTTCCGCATACAAAGGCGGCATTTGTATCTTAATTCAGATATGCGCCCTACAGATTTTGAACCTACTGTCGCTGCTGCGTTAAGAAAACATGGATGCACCTAAAATGAAAGTAATTAAAACCAACCTAAATTTATGCGAAGAGGCTATATTTAATTTAAGTATTAGAAAAGGCACAGAGTTAGTAGGCAACTTGACTGTATATGAACACCCAGAGGACAGGGTAGGGGGGCAAGTACATATAGAGATAGTCCAAAAATGGCGTAATCGCTGGATTAGTAGAAAACTTAGGGATGATTTAATGGATAAGTTAATATCCGTAGCTAAAGGATTTAATTTGAAAGTTTTATATAGTACGGCGTTTACGGATGTAAGCCCTAGACTTCTTGAGTTTGCAGGGTTTAGCGAGTATAATGTTAGAGAACCAAAAACATATTATTATTTAATGATTGATGGAGTATAAAATATGGGAGTAGCAGCAGCATTACCAGTTGTTGGAAAAGCATTGCTTGGTGGAGCGGTAGCAGCTGGGGCAATGTCCATAGCAAATAGAAGTACTAGAAAACCACCTACACCAATAACTAGCTTACCAGAATCTCAAACAATGGCTAATAAATATAAGCCTATTAACTTTGTAAGCATCATGGATAGCTTAATGGGTGATAAGTTAGATATTGTTAGAGGTGTTGATGGTAAAATTAGCATGAACTTTACTAATCCTAACGGCAAAACTGTTCGGATGTCTCCAGATCGTAATATTGATGAAAAAGCTGTAGAAGTAATAGCTTTAAGTTCAGCTATGACAAGACTTGGCAATGCTATTGAAGAATTAGAGAGAACAAGTCCTTATTTAATTCCTCAAAATCAGGAATTAATTGATAGCTATAGAACAGCGGTTAATAACGCTCTAGATCGTGGTTTTGATTTTAGACAACAATCAATAGATGGAAAACTTAGTAAGATGGGATTATCCAATAGTTCTACAGCTCTTGGAGTGCAAATTGCATTAACTCGTGAGAAAGCTAATGCCATGGCAGAGATGGAGTTAAAACAAGCTGAACTTGCACAAGGATTAAAACAGCAGGCTATTGGTAATCTAGCCTTAAGAAGTAAATTAGTGAATGATCAAGCTAATACCGAGCTTGCAAGATTTAGCGCAGAAACAGGTAATCAAACGCAACTAAGAGGGCAGGATATCCAGAAAGACATAGCACAGGCAACTTTGGATCAGGACAAACAGAAGTTTTTAACTGCCGCAGGTATTGATGCTTTAAATACTGGCAATCAACAATCAATCAATGCTGGAGCTGTTGATGCTAGCCGTGTTGCATCTTTCAATACTGCTAATCTTACAAAATATAGCATGACTAGCAATCCATTAGCAGAAGCGTTTGGCACTTTTGGTGGTTCGTTAGCTGGTAATTTAGGAACTAATTTTGCTAGTAAATTTCTTACAAAACAAGAAGAAAAAAGATTATGAAAACAACAGGATATAAAGAAGCTTTAACTCAATATAAAGATTTAGTAGACCAAAAAGGGTTTGGTGATTATTTAGGTGAAGCTTTTTCAAAAGTAGGGAGTGGGCCAGCTCAAGGGGAATCTCAAAGGATGTCAAATGCTATATTATCAGGAGTTGGAGCTGGTATTAGCGGAGCTGTTGCGGATCAAAGAAAAGAAATGCTTAGTCCATATTTAGAACAAGCTGGACGTATTACAGCAAAGGCAGCTGAGATTGAGGCTCAAATACAACAAGCACAAAGCTATCAATTAGCAGTAAACGAGTTTGGCCAAAAGTATACTCCACTTGTTGCTGAATTTGCAGCCGCTGTAAACTCAAATGATCCAAGGGCTACAATGATGTTTAAAGATTTAATTAACAAGGCACAAATGATTCCTGGGTTTGAAAATCTAGAGGGAGATAGCTGGAATCCAACTAAAGGTTTTGGTTTGGCCTTAAATACTGAGACAGGAGAATATCGTAAAATTACTGCTGATGAGATAGTTAGCGCAATTGCACCAGCAGCACAATCAATATATGGTGATCAATGGTTTGAAAAATTTATGCCTCTTAACGCTGGTTTTGCTAAAGATGCCGCTTATGGATTTAATATGAAAAGGCAAGAAGACGCACTTGGTTTAGAGGGGAAAAGAGCAGATGTTAATTTAAAACAAGCTCATGCTGGAGTGTATCAGCAACAGGCTAATCAGATTAAGAATGAGATGCAAGCTCCTAAGCCTAAGTATAGTGATAAAGTAATGAGTAAACTTATTGAAAGCAATCAAAACTGGGTTAATAGCCTTAATAAAGAACATCAGACTTTTGAGACTCAAAGTAATGCTTACAAACAAATAGCAAGTCTTATATCAAAAGAAAAAGAAGCTTTTGGTAGAGCTGGGACTGGTATAATAAATCAAGCACAAAGAGCTATTAACAAATCTGGAACAGAAAGCGAACGTAATCAAGCCTTAATTGAACTATATAAACAACCATTAATGGCTGGAATAAAACAGATATTTGCTGGGGCTACTTCTGATTATGATATTGCAACGTTTCTGGCTGGTTTACCATCTTTAGATAAAAATCCAGATGCGGCAATTCAGGTTGCTTTAGAGCGAGCTGCGCAGCTTGATAATCAAATACAAAAAGATAATTTAACCCGAGATATAGTGGAAAATGATTTTGGTTATAGCGAACCTTATAATTCTCTAGCAGTACAAAATAGAGTTAAGGAACGATTTAAACCTGCTACAGCTAATACTGGAGTTGTTACTATGGCTGCGCCTGATGGTAGTACAAGACCTGTACCAGCTGCTCAAGTAGAATATTGGAAAAGCAAAGGGGCTAAGATAATTGATGAGCAAAAATAATTTCTGGGTGGAATTTGATAATTCTTCTAAAAAAGAGCAAACTACAAATAATTTCTGGGCAGAGTTTGATAATCCACAAGAAACAGCTGGAACAAATGGACCTAGTATGGGCCAAAGAATAGCATCAGGAGCAAAGGCAATAACGGCTGGAGTAGGAGGGGCTATACCTGATACATTAAGCCTTGCTTATAATTTACCTGCAATGGCTCAAAATGCGCAAGTTGCCGCTGGAAATTATCAGGCAAATCCTTATGCTTTTGATTTTTCCCCCGCTGAGGAAATGACTGCTCCCGTTCCACTTATTCCATCAGCGACAGAAGCTATCGACCGAGGAATTGATACCGCTACTAGTGGATATACAACGACCCCAGAAGACCAGAAATATATTAATGAGGGATTAAAAACTGGTGCATCTTTTCTAACTGGTGGAGGACTTGCAAAAACTGCTCAAGGAGGAGTAGCTAAACTTGGTAACATTATTGGTAATACTAGTCCTTTGCAAGCTGCGGGAGCTGTTGCAATGGGTGGGACTACTTCCTATTTAGCTGATCAGGGAGCATCGACTGGTGAAGCTATTGGAGGAGGACTTGCCGCTAATCTAGCAGTTAATGCTTCTCCTGCTTTAGCAAAAGGAGCGGGAGTGCTTGCTGGTCGTGCAGCTTTAACTGCTGTTGGTCTTGGTAAGAATAAGCTAAATCTGGAAGCAGCAAAGGCGGCACAAGAATTGGATATTGCATTACCAAAGGCAGCAGCGAGTGAGGGAAAAGCAATTGCCTTAGCTGATCAGTTTTTAAGTAAAACTCCTGTTGCTGGAGGAGTTATGAGCAAAAGATATTCAGATATGGCAGATAAAGTCATGAAAGAATTGGACAAGGCTTATGATAGTGCTTTGCCAGCAGCTGAACGAGTTGGTGTTGAAGATAGAATAAGACAATTATACTCAAATGCAGGCGAATTATTGCCTCCAGATGCACAAATCGTTCCAAAGAACGTAACTTCTGTTACGGAACAGGTTAAGGCAGAACTTGCAAAATCTGCTTCTTTATCTGCTGGCGAGAAAAAAGTATTAAGCATAATTAATGACTATGAAAATAAGTTTGTGCCTATGGGCATTAAAAGAATTCCAAGCCCAGTTGAGGATTTAGTTGCAAGTCAGGATTCTCTTGGCAAGGTTGTAGATTGGAAAGATACAAGTGTAAACTGGAAAAAAGAAAAAAAAGCAGCTGGAATGATAAAAAGGCTTTATAATTCTATTAGTAATGATTTAGCAGAATACGGCAAAACCAATCCAGAATGGTATAATTATCAAAAGGAAGCAGATAAATTATTTACAAAATTGTCTCGTAGAAAAGAATTAGAAGATATGCTTGGTGCTGTAGAAAATACTGCTACTGGTGAAATGTCCTATAATAGTTTGTCAAAAATACTTAATGATGAACAAAATAGAGCTAGATTACAAAAAATAACTAATCCAGAAACCTTTGATCGTCTAGACAAGCTTAGCAAGGTTGCGAGGGCAATGGCAATTAAAAATAAAAACATTCCAAATCCATCAGGGACTGCCGTAACTGCGAAAACTTTTGATCTTATATCAATTTTAACTGGTGCATCTGCGGTAGTTGCTCCTGAAAAAACAGCATTAGCAGTAATTGGTGGTTCTGGTCTTGCTCATTTATTAACTGATAAGAAAACATTGGATTTAGCTATTAAATTTGCGGAAACTCCTATTAATATTAATGCTGTAGAATTTGGTAAAAGAATGAAACAGATTACAGGTTATACTCCTGTTACTGCTTTAAGAGAAGCCCAAAAACTTGAACAAGGCAAAGAAGAAAAGTCAAAGCCGCAAGTAACCCCTAAAGAATCAATCAAGAAAGCACCTGCATTTAATAAAACTATTGAAGATATGTATAATAATAAATACATCAGAAATTTCATTGAAGCCAATTAAATAAAAATAATTAATAGCATCATAATATAATCTATAACTTTATCTAAGAATGGTGCAAGTTCCTGTCTTTCTAAAGATTGTTGCAGTACTGGTCTAGTCCATAGCGTAAGTATTAAAATATAAACAATATGTTGTATCCTAATTTTTTGTTTAAACAATCTTTGCTTGATTACATAAACAATAATAAAACTTAAGATTTTAAAAAAGAACACGTGCAAAAACTCTTATAAAGTTTTCGCAGGATGAGGCTATTATAAAAAAAGCTTAATTTTTAAGCAAACTAAATGAACCCTTTATGCCTTATAAGATTGCTATGAGTTGCCCACATACTTATATACAAAAAATGTGAATAATTAATTATCAGGATTTTTACTTGGTTCTTTGATGATAAGCACAATAATAGTGAAAAGCATTTCAAAAAATAGGAATAATTGATTATTTTCTAAAAATATTAATCTAGTAAATAGTATCAAAAAAATAGCTTTTATAAAAAAAGAGCTTTGTGTTGTAAATAACTCTAAAAGTTTTTGTAACCATTTCATTTATTTAGCTCCTCTTTGTAAACATTATATTTGATTCTAAAAGCGTAAAGTTCATTTAACCAATTATTGAAATTATTACAAGCTTTTCTGGGGATACATACCTGTTTTATTTCTTCTACTGCTCCTCTGTTCATTAACGGCATATCTGGTAAGTTAAGTTTTGGTAGTTTATTTTGTTTTGTCTGACAACCGATCAAGATTAACATCAAGATCAGTAGGTTTAACGTTCTCGCTAACATCTAATACCTTTTGTTGAATATTAATTACTTTATCTTGTTCAATACTATTTTCTTTAAGTATTTGATTATCTAAAGTTAATGCTTTATTTCTTTTAAAAAGGTAAACAGCAATAAAAGCCCCAATTGCAAGTAAGATTTCTTTAAAATAAGCTATAAAAAACATGTTTAAACTTCTTGTATAGTAATAGGATAGGTTGCTTCTACCATTTTCTTTTTGACAATATACATATCTGTTTTAACCCCTTTTACATCTTCAATAGTTACTTCCCCATTAGTCCAAAATATAAGAAAATCACAAACATATTTAACACCAGCTTGTAAATGAAAAGGTACTTGTCGCAAAAAAAACAGGATTTCACCGCTATTTTGTAATATTTTAAGCTGCTGATATCTTTTATGTTCTTTTTTTGAAGCAAACTTAATGCCGTCCGCTTCACAAGGTTTGGCTTTGAATTTATGTCTTAAGATTGCCACAGCTCTAACTCCGCCTGTCTTCTTCTATATAACCCATTAGAGAACTTGCTATCTATATTAACAACACCTCTAACCTTGCTAAAAAATTCATCAGCAGCTCCGCCGTAGTCTCCAGCATTTAATTTTCTAAGTCCTAAGCTTATCTTAAAATTATACGCTCCCCAGTTATATATAAGGCTCACCAGAGCGTCAAATTGACCTTGACTTATGTTTACCTTTACAGATGAATTTATAGCGTTCTCTGCTTCTTTAACGTCGTTTTTAAGTAGTTGCTCAGCTTTTTCTCTAGTCATGCGAGGAGCGGCTTTTGTCAAAGCAATTAATTTGGAATCTATAACATGACCATAACCTATAGTAGGTAACCCAGCAGGACACATATAGACATAGTCCTTAAATCCTTCAAATTGCTTGATTAGATCAAGTCCTTTTTCTGATGTTTTCATTTTGAACCCTCAGGAGTTTGAGGTGATAGATCAATATCTATGCCTGTTTGAGTTTTTATAATTTCTTCTGATACTTCTTCAACAGGATTGTCTTGATACCAGAAATAAGCTGATAATAAACCAATAATTATAGCAGCAGCAGCAATAAAATATCTGCTAAAGATAATAGTTTTTAATAATTCTTTCATAGGTAACTCGCAAGGTTCACGAATGCAAGTATAACAGAATACTTAAGAAAATGGAAGTTTTTAGATGCAAGGTTCTTTTAAGGCTTTTTAATAAAAAGCCAATTTGATCAGTTTGTTATTAAATCTCTTAAATCCCTACGGCTTTCTTCCTGCATATATTTTTCCCTTTCTTCGTCGCTCATATTGCAAGTATGGCCACAGCTACAAAGAGTCAGCATGCACGTTATTATAGTAATAGAAATTTTAGCCTTAATCATTTTTTTACCTCCTTTATTATTAGATTATTATGCAGCTTCTATACCTTGCGAATAATTATATTGCTTATTAATATACTCTATACAAGCAAGTTGCCTTTCCTCTCCTAAATCGGCAATGCTTTCTACTCCTGCGGCACGTGTCCACTTGTTTATTATCTCGCTTGATACATTATGCAATTTTATAAGTTCTAGCAACTCTAAAAGTGTTTCGCTTGGTTCTTGCCTTGTTACTTCTTCCTCCTCTAGTACAACGTCATCGAATTTAATAAGTTCTATGAATTTGGCTAAAGTTTCGCTTGGCTCTTGCCTTGTTACTTTTTCCTTCTCTAGTACAACGTGATCGAGTTTGTTGCTTAGCATATCAGTTTTTGTCACATGTGTTACGTTCTTTTCTGGCATATCTACTACCTGATAGTCTTGTGCCTCTTCAACTGTTATCAAGCCTCCTAAAGCATCTGCAAACTTATCTCTAAGAGCAAAACCTCTAGCTCTCATCTGCATCATTCTTTTCGGATACTGAGTCCAAGGACCAGTCTTACCCCATAAACCAGCTTTTTTAGCATCTTCTATGCTAAAGCTTACAGTATGCTCAGTTTGGTTCTTACGTTTTACTGTGCAAAAAACTGTATTTGTTTTCTCATCATACCACTCCTTGATATCTTCAAATGACGAATGTGCCTGTACAAGAGCAAGTAATGCGTCGCCATACACGGAGGGTTTGCCGTTAATAACCGCTATATTCTGCAAAGCCTGTATAGGCTTTAACCCAAGTTCAGCTCCCATCTGTACGGCAACCAGAATATCCGCTGCTTTACCCTGATAAGTTTTTGGCACCATAGCGCTATTTGCTATAATCGTAGCATACTCCATAGCTTCTTTTAAATTACTCGGTGTTAATAACGTTGTTTTTACTGCTATATTACTCATTTTCTACCTCACTTAATTAAAAATACTCTTGATTGCTTTGCAACATTGGCATATTTCAAATACATTTCCTTTGCCTCCTCCTTAAACCTTTTAAGATCAAAGCATGATCTAGGTGCTGTATTTTTCCATGTAGCTATTACATTGCCGTTATTATCTATAAGTACATCGTAATCCTGCATAAATTCTTGAATTTCGACTTTTAATTTCTCAATGGTTTTTTGTATTTGCTCTTCTGACATTTTTGCTATTTTTAATTCTTCAAGTTTTGCAATTATATCATTTTGAGCTAATATTTCCTTATTATTGCTTTGTGGAAATAAATTAAACGTATCTCTAGTATTAACACATTTAGGCGGTATCCTTTTTTCTATATGGTTATGCCAAAAATTAACGCCTATTTTTATTATTTTATCCTCTAAATCCTTATTTCTATTGTAAGTATAAATTCTAAAATCCTGTCCGCCGATGAGTACTGCTATATCAACTTTAGGAACATCACATATACTTGCGTAATATGCTACTTGTATCAGATATGACTCGGGGATTTGGTCAGTCCCAACTTCTCCCCATTCTTTGCCCTTGGTAAAACCAGCTGTTTTACATTCTAAAATATGTGTTCCATTATTTACCCACCGATCAACCCATCGATCAATATTAGCTGCTAAAAATTTATATTCAGGGTGATATATTGTATTTGGTTCTATTTCAATATCATAACCAGTAACTTGTGCATATTCTTTGGCAACAACATCTTCTAAAAGGTTGCCCCACCTCATTGCAGCGTTAGTCTCTTCGCTAATATCATCGCTGGTTTTATCTAAGTATACGTCAAGAGCAGTGCGGTATGGATTAAGCCCGCAAATAGCACCTAGATCACTCCCACCTATATAACTCTTACGCTCTCTTAACCATTCTTGCTTGTTCATATGAATAATTATATATTTTTATAGTTATGTATTTATGTAATTTAATCTTTATATAAAGTTATAACTCTGTAATTTTATAAATTAATAATTCTATATTTCTTTAGTTATTAAACTCTTTAAAGCTTCATCAATTTGCTTAGCTAATGGGGAACTTGCTATATATTGCTTATAGCTATCTTCTCGCCTTTTTACGTCTTGCCTACTTTTCCAGTCGTTGTAAAATAGGTTTTCCATATCTATATTCATACCGCTACCCTCCGAGAATAAAGGTATTCGCTATACATAGCATCTCTTGATCTGCGTTCGCTCTCTTTATGAGCTTCTATTTCCTGTTCTAAGGCTACCACATCGTAGTCAGATATTTCCCAATAAATTCCTAGGTCTTTTGCTTCTTCAAGTAGCATCTCGTAATGGTCTATCTTATAGCTTAGCTCTAAAAAATTAACATTGTAACAATCATAAGGAATGTTATACTTATCAGCTCTTGCCATCTGTTCTTTAATAAAAGCTTTTCTGGCTCTAGCTCCAATTCTATCGATTGTTTCTCTGCTAGATGCAGATAACTCTACCTTGTCCTCTTTTGCTTCATGGAATTTAGGAGTTTCTGAAATATGATCAGGCAATGTTTTCTGGCTATTTCTTTGAAAATAAGCTTTGCCAGCTTCCTTTAGAGCTTCCAGATTAGAAAGCAGTTGCATAGCCTCTGTAGGCAAAATAACTTTTTTTGTCATTGATAACTCGCAAGTAGATTTATATGTCATTGTATCACACTCCGCATCTTTATTCAAATTTTTAGCGGTTAAAAGATCACGGACAAGAGCTAATCCCTCTAATTGTTTTAAAAAAGTCTCTTGCGCTTTATTATTATTGTTTGTAATCTGTAAACTCATTTTATTACCTCCGTTTTAAAGTGAAAGGTGTTGTTGTTTTGGCCCAGAGCCTCCTGCGAAGAAAACTCTGAGCGAGTAACCCATGAAAGAAGAGTTTAAGTCTTACGATCTAGGCTCTTTTTTTATGCCCGAAAGCATATGTTCGTGGGTTACTTATAATATAGTATAGTTTAAGTTATTATCTTTGTCTAGTATTATTTTTAATTTTTATTATAATATTTTGTGATGTGATTTTTAGGAATGAAAATTAAATAGATAGGGTAGGGTATAGTAAATAATAATTGATTACTAAAAGAAAGAATGATAGTTTAATAGAGAGGTAAGCGAACGTCCGCTGCATGTGGGGTGTCTTTGTGGTTTACCAACTTAGTCCTAGCTTACCTAATTGACTTTTTGTTCTTCCTCTTTAAATAAAATGTGAGTTGCCCAATAATAAAAGCCTAAACATATAATTATATTTCCTATTAAATCAAATAGTATTGAAATTATAACACTTAAGGACTCTATTAACGTAGAGGTTACTAAAAGTTCATTTATAACAGGAAAAAACAAATTATTTTTTATTAGGTATAAATAGAAATCTCCATAATTATTAACATCTGGAAAAACACCAACAAATTCTTGTTCTATTGGAGTTGTACTACAAACATAATAAGTAGCTATTAATGTTAGTACTATTCCAGGAATAATACTAATAAGACTTAATGATATTAGATTTTTTATTGAATAATTATTTTGGATAATAAAAAATATAGTGGAAAAGATTAATATATATCTAACAAAATAACCTATTGATCTTAATTTAAATATATTAATTTCATCATAAAGAATAATTTGTAAAAAACACAAACATATACAAGTAAATAATATTGAATATCCCCGATATTTATTAGTTAAAGATAAAAAAATCTTATAACTAACATAAGTCATAAATATAAAAAAACAAATAACAAATCCTGCTATTGGATTATTTTTAAAAGTATTAAACAAAGGTATTAATAAAGCGGCTTTTATCATAAAGAAACCTTTTTTTATTAATCAAACAATTTTATCAAGTATCTATAAGCTAATATTAGCCATAGCCATAAAAAAGCAATCGCACATAAATTTTCAAATCTAAAAGGAAATAATATACAGCTAGAAAGAAAAGTTGCCACAGGGGTAATTACAAAAAAACAGATAAAATTAAAAATTCTTTTTATTTTCATCAATCATTCTCCATGGCATTTTTGTTTTGATATAGCTGTAAAATATAGTCCAGTTTTTCTGAATTTAATTGGAATGAGTCTTGCTTACTCCCCGTCTTTCTGATGCGTATAATAAATCCCTCTTTTTCAAACTTTTTTAAATTAAGATATATAGAAGGCCGAGATAAACCAGTGTTTTTCATCATATAATTACAACTAGCATTTGCAACGTTTTCTATACTTAACCCAACTAGGATTTTAAGCATATCTCTTTGAGATTTAGTATAAGGCTCAAAATCTTCTATAGCTTTTAATAATAATGTTTTATCCACAGTAATATACTTTATATAGTTTTAATCAGTATTAATATATAATCTTTTTTATAAAAATTTCAAGGAAAATAAAAATAATCGTTGACACAAATAAAATTAGTGTATAATTTTATTATATAAGGTAACTCAAAACCCTAAAAGTTATTTTCATTTCAATTAAATAAGGTACCATGGCTTTACTTAATACACATGCTACAGTAAAAAAATTTATGCAACATGGCTTTTCTGAGGAACAAGCCGAGGTTGTAGTAGAGGCCATAAATGACCAAAGCAATCACCTAGTTACTAAACAAGATTTAGACATTGCCGTTTCCCAGTTAAAAACTGATATAAATTGGCTTAAGGTAATATCTATTGCTAATTTTAGTGTGTTAATTAGTGGTATTGTGAGTTTTTGGTTAAAATAAGTTATTGCGTAGTAAAAACGTATATGCTACGCTGTTGTTTAACAAAGTTTGGATACTCTGTAAATTAGATTGGTTTGCATGATTATCTGTTATTTACTTGCTAGGTTCTTGCGATTAAATAAGGTTCTAGTTGGTGTTTTTTTATCTCCGTTGCCGAATACATAATCTATATTATGCAAGGCAATAAAAAAATAACTCCCTGAAAATTCAAGGAGTTTATTTTAAACGTTTTATTCTTTTGAGAGCTGACGGGCTTTATATTTGAATAAAAACAAAAAGAAAACACTAAACACCGCTAAGACTTCGTAAAAGATACTTTGAGACTTTTAACTTAAAGACCTTTTATTTAATCGTAACAACTCCAGTGGAGACCCTTTTTTAACCAACGAGGCCTCTACTAAGGAAAAGAACCTTGCGAGTATGAGAACCTTAGTAGAAACCTAAACTAGGGAACAGATAATCTTGTGATTAATATATCCCAGCATCATCGCTGATAGTTGGACATTACCATTCTTTTTTGCAGCTGTCAAGACAGTAATTGCAAAAATAGTATGTTGTTCAGTAAAAATATTTTTTCAAAGATATATTCTTTATTAACAGTTGACGGGGAAAGGTTATTTTACCTTGCTCTATCTTCTGAAGAACCAGAAGAAGACGGCTTTTTCTTTTTTCTATGTGAAGAATGGTCAGAAAGATATGACATTCCTATTCCTACTATCCGCAGATATTTAAAACATTTAGAAGATCAAGGGCTTATTATAAGACAGATCAGGTCTTTACCTGAATATAGCCCTTATCCTATTAAGAAAGGCGGCACTTATTCATTTATCAAGGTACTTCCTCCAGAGACAGAAAAAGACATGACGTTCTTTGGGAAGTTACATCTCATTGAAACAAATGCTTATAACCATGGAATAGGAACTTTCAGGGATGTCTATAATCTCCAAGACACCATCAGATTTAAATACGCTTTCTGCAACCTAAAAGAAAACGACTTTAACTCCAAAACGTTAAAGAACATAGAAATTGGCCAACAGGTAGTTTTTAAAGGGTGCGTTAAAAGGAACACAGAAAACAGACCTTGGATAGTAGATATCTGGAACATCAGACCAATAGATGAGTTTTATGCAAATAGATGAAATCAAAAGAATAGCTGAAAGGCTAAAGCGAATGACCAAGGTAGGTGATCAAGCGTTAATCCACGGAGTTTTCTGGGACGATTTAGATACATTATTAAACAAGATTTTAGAGGTAGATAGTGAGTAAGGCGGTTGTCAATAGAGCAAGAAGAAAAAGCAAAGCTAACGTCGTTTATATTAGTTCTTATAAAAAACGTAATATTGTTAAGTCTTATACTAAAACTGATGATGATTGGCTTGATATTCCAAGAGCTGACGACCCAACAAAAACTTTACCTGAAAATGGGGCAAGGCTATGTGGGAAGATAATATATGAATTACATAAAAACGGTGATAGGCCAGTATATTTAACTAGCCACTGGTTTAACAAGATCACAAAGAAAAAGATACATCAAAATATTAGATTAAGAAAACAGCTACGCCATATTTTTAATTTTGTTTTTCATGAATCAATACGAGTAGAGGAAGAAATCCTATTTAATGTCTATGAAGTTTCTTACACAAATGAAGCATATAATATTTTAAATTTTAAAGATGAAAATAACGAGGGTAATACCCCTCCAATAGCATGTGCAAATAAGCTTTCAAGTATTAGCGAAAATGCTAAAGGGCATGAGCAAAAATGCTCATCATATATAGATAATAAAGAAAAAGAAGAACACCCTAAAGGGTGTGATTCTTCTTTTTCGAATAATGAAAAATTAAAAATAAAAAATTCAAACGAAAACGAAAATCAGCACGCAACTTTTGCTCCTTGCTCGCTTACGCAGCTGGAGCAAGTTGCTTTAACCAAAACCGAAGAAAAACATCAGTCGGTGACAAATTGTAGTCAACTGACTAGCCAAGAAGAAAAAGCAATCGAGCTGGAGAGAAAACAACGAACCAGCGAAAATACTGGCATGTTTGCTATGTCAGACCTGATGAATCAGCTGCTAAACGAAACACAAAAAACGGAGGAAATACCAGAAATGAAGCAGGAAGAAATACCATTGCTTACCGATAAGCAGGAAAGAGCAATACTGCTCTCTCGAGCTTTATGGCAAAGTTTTGGAGAGCAGCGATCAAACGAAATACAAGACGATTACAAGTTCATAGAAACAGAACCTCAAAAAGTCTGTATTCAAACCAAAGCAATGCTGTTAAACGACATTGAAAAAGCTAAAATTCGAAAATGTATTCAGTCTGTTTACGGCGAAGATGTAACGATAGCAATGCAGATCATAGCTCCTGCTCCAGTAGAAGCAATGCTACTAGCTAATCAAAACACTGTCTTGCCAACAAAGTCCAACTTGCTAACTTTCAAAAGCAAATTACTGATCCACAACGTACTGCAAACATTAAACAATCCAATGGTAAAAGTCATTGAAACACCTGATAAAATTATCGTAGATGCAGTTGCATTCTTCATCGAGAGTTTAAGTCATCCAGGAAACATAGACGACTTGGAAAGAGCAGTGGTTGAAACAGGTTTAACAGTGGAATTGCATACTAGAAGAGTTAATCATGAATATAAAAATTTTGACATAAAGCCAATCGTTCTAACCCTGAGAAAATCTTAAAGGATAGGGAATGGCTAGAAAATCACAGGAAATCATTACAGGAGGAAAAATAATGGAATTTAAAGAAGCATACAAAAAAGGATTAAAAACTGGGAAAACTATAACCAATGGTAGCTATACATTAAAAATAACTAAAGAAGGATTACAAGCTACCGATGTAATGGGATGGAATACCTCACCATCGATAATTGAAATATTTTTAAATAGTTTTGAAGATAACTGGGAAATAGCAATGGAGGAGTAAATGCAAAAAACATTAATAACACAAAGATTAATAGACTCACCGCTAATATCAGAAGAAGAGCTAAAAGAACTGCAAAGGTGTCAAAGGGAATATGATATAGAGTGTTTGCGAACAAAAATTAAAAATACCGCAGAAGAATATAACCTATTCCGTCAAACGCCTTATATTGCAGGCGATAAGTTTAATTTTTATCGTGAGTATCTATTAGACCAAATAGAGCAAAATGTTGAAGAATTAAAAAAACTAGTGGAGGAAAACAATGAGTAATTTTAGAGCTAAACATGACGAACTTTATTTAGAAGAGATAACAAGTATTTTAAACACAAGCTCTAGAGGTGGTATTGGTGAATTGGACAAAGAAACAAAAACTTGTGTTTTAAGTATCATAGCTAATCTTAATTTAGGAAACACAGAATTACTTATTAATCTTTTACAATTATTAAAAAACAATACAACAGATGATGATTTTAAAAGTATTTGTGCTATTCACTTTGAAGATTACGAGTCAGAAAACTTAAATAAAATAGTTATGAGAGTTTTTAAACCTAATATATGTGATTTAATTTTAGAAAAATATGGGAAAAACAATGAGTAAATGGAACAACTTTAACGATGCAGAAGAGCAAATGTCATACGAACTAATACCACATAAAACTATAGCAAAAGTCCGCTTGCTAATAAAAAAAGGTAATCATATAACAGATGAATTTAAAGATGGATGGGCTACCTTAAGCAAAGCAGGAACTAGTATATATCTTGCTTGTGAATTCGTAGTTTTAAGCGGTCAGTATGAACATAGGAAAGTATGGGGAAATATTGGCTTACATAGCGATAACTCACCAAAATTTGCTGCTATTGGTAGAACCATGATTAAAGCTATTCTTGATTCCGCTCATGGCTTGCATCCAGCGGACAAATCACCAGAAGCAGAAAAAATGAGAGCTATTAAAAGCTTTGCCGATCTTCACGGCCTAGCTTGTGTTGCAGAAATTACCATTAATGATAAAGGAGAACAAGCACGCAATGAAATAAAAACATTCATTACGCCAGCTAGTCTTATTTATAATGAGTTTATGGAAGAAAGAAGCGGGAAGTTTGCAATTGATTACGGCGTAGCTAAGAAGCAAACTAATGATGATTTTGCTTCTGATGAGCTACCTTTTTAATATTGCATATATGTAACAAAAATTGTAAAATGTTAACAAAAAGGTAATAAATATGACTTTAATAGATTACGTAAAATTAGGAAATATCACTAAAGTACAGGAATTAATAGCTCAAGGTGTGGATTTAAACGTGCAAGATGAATACGGATACACGGCTCTTATATGGGCAGCAAGTTATAGTAATCCTGATATAGCAAAAGTCCTCCTAGACGCTGGAGCTGATAAAACTATTCAAGATTATGACGGACACGATGCTTTATACTGGGCTACTTATTATGGTTGTCAGGCAATAATTGACTTGTTAACTGATGAACCAATAAAAGCTATAGCCCTGCCAAAAACAAAAAAAATAGTTCAACTTGTAGAGGTACAATAAATGGCATTTCCATCAAATATACAAACAAAAATTAATGAATTATTAACTCTTATCGTACAAGCAGGGGATAGTATTAGCCTAGATAAGTTGCTTGCTAATGACTTTATGCCTGATGGTACTGATAAACCTGACTTAATCACTGAAGCAGCAGGTATTGGAGATACTGGCGATGATAGAGATCAAGTCCTTGCTGTTCTACTTAGAAATGGAGTTAGATAATGGATACTTACTTTATTATTAATGCAGTGATGATTGGATTTTTGGTTGCATTACTTGGCATTATAGCTATTCGTGAGTTGATGAAATAGTCTGCAAATCTAGTAAAAAATACAGAAAAATGCAGGTATGTACTGATGGCAAAAGCAAGCACACTTTTTAAAAAAGGACAATCAGGTAATCCAAAAGGAAAGCTTAAGGGAACTCTCAACAAAGCTACGATAGAGCGAGCAATGTTTCAGTCGTTAGCAGTCTCAAGATATGAAGAAGCATTTGATGCTCTATGGAGAAATCTTACTTTAGGTGAGGGGTGGGCACATCAAATATACTTTAATAAATTATTGCCCAAAAGTGTATATCAACCAACTGTACAAGTTAAAACAGAAGAGGGAAAAACTAGACTAGAAGCTGTAACCGCTGCTCTTTCTGGCTTTACTGAGCTAACACATGAGGAAGCTATGGAAGAAATTAATGCGTTTAAGAACGCCCCAGAGAAAGAAGAACTAAAGGAGCAGGGGACATCTGTGCTTGAATTGCTAGAGGGCGACAAAATAGATCAAATCTATAAATGGTTAGAGGAGGCTAAGAACAAAAAGCTTGAAAACTAGGGGCCAATAAATTATACTATAATTGCAATGTACTGTTGTGTTATCAGCAAAAGAAAAGACGGATTCACTCCCCGTCTTTTTTTTATGTCCGAAATACAAGGAAAACGCAGAGGAAATCGTACGTTTTTGAGAAAAGCGCACTTGACTTTTCTTGTAATAAATTTATCACAATTATAGAAATACTTTATAATTACCTAAAAAGTAACTAGACATTACTTTAAAAGTATTGTAATATGTAATTACAACAAATTAAAGGAGTGAATAAAGTACAAAAATTTCAAAAATACACACAAAACTTAGGATATGATAATGAATTTATTTATTCATACAAAACAAAGGTAGGTAAAATAGATTTTATAAATAATACATTATACAGACTTGGTTATTGGTCTCGGACGACAAGTAAGCATATTAATTATGCAGCTGATAGGTTAGATTTAAAAGTTATGAATATGGAGGGTTAAATATTATGGAAATAAAAAAAGGTGAGACAATATATTTATGCTATGAAAATCCTTATAAACAAACATACTTGGTTTATGATGAAAATGGTAAATTCAGCATTTTAACAAAAGACCAAGTACAGGATAACTTAGAGGATTACATCTTAAAAAAAGACTTGGAAATAAAAGCACATATAGATTTTTTAATAAGCAATGGTTTTGATTTAAATAATATGGATGAGTTTTTAACACTGATACTACAATTAAAAAATAATTATAAGAATGATGGAAAAGATGAATAACACAAAAGTAAAAGAACTCGAAAACGGGATAGTAGATTATATCATGGATAATTGGGGAGATAATCAAACAGAAACAAAATTAAATTATCTAAGGTTATTAGTAACAAAATATTATGAAGAAAAAAATGAACATATTTGAAGCAAAAGGTAAAATTCCTATATCATTTAATCTAGCTAAGGAATTTTACAAAAATGGAGAAACAATAAGAAGGATAGGAAGTAATAAAATATTTAATAAGATTGACAGTACAATAATAGCTTCAGCGTTTGGCGTAATGCAATTATCAGTTACTTTAGAGGATATAGAAGCAGATGATTGGGAGGTAGTAGAATGAACATTATTGAAGCAGCAAATAAATTAAAAGAAGGTAAGAAAATAAAACGTAAAAGTTGGCAAGATATAGAGGGTTGGAAAGATTTATACTTAGAAAATGATTTATTCCTTTGTCATAAGGGTGAAATTTTCTATCTACATCTTCCAAATGAAGATAATTTTCGTTTTGAATTTCATATAGAAGATATTTTAGCCAATGATTGGGAGGTGGTGGAATGAATGAGGAAATAAAATTTTTAGCAATTAACAATATTAAATTTGATACCCCTTTATCAAATAAAGAAGCATTTAAAAAATACAAAAAAGAAAGGAAAAAGATAAGTAAAGAATTTTGGAATAAGTTTGCTGAAAAATTTGATTTAGTAGAATTTGGAAGTCCAATTGGAAACATAAGTAATCTAGTTAACATAGATACTTTCCTTTCACATAAATTAGCTAATGAGGATAAGAGTAATGATAAGTAAAGAATCTGATTTATTGTATTTTGAAGATGCTTTCATAAAAACTTATGTTTACACTATAAAAAGAGGAATATTAGAACTTTGTGATAAAGAAGAGTATAAGGATGGTTTTAGGATAAGTTATATACCTCTAGATCATATTATTAAACAAAAGATAATAAATAATAAAAAATTTGTAAAAGATTTATGTAAAAAAGTAGCTCCTAAATTTCATCCTTATTTATGCGAGATTGTAATTGAAACGCAAAATGAGGATGACGAAGATTTGAAAATTACTACTATATATTTTTTAAAATATGAATGTAAACCTCCATTATTTACAGCAAAACCTATAAACTTATTTATGATGAGGGAGTAAATGACTAAAGATTTAAAAATATTTGCAATTGATAATGTTACATTTAAAAAACCTTTATCTAGTAAAAAAGCTTTTAAGAAATACAGGGAAATAAGAAAAAAAGAGTGGATAGATGAATTAAAAAATATTATCAGAGCTAATCCATCACTGGATTTAATAGAAGATGGTATTGCGAAGCGTGTAATAATATTGGATATCGGTTCTGGAATAAATATAAAGGAAACAAAAGAGGGTTAAATGACCAAAGAACAAAAAATCATTGTCCACGTTGAACTAGACCCAGAGTTACTGGAGAAAATAGACAGGGAAGCGGCCAAAGACTTGCGCACAAGAAAAGCACAGGTGCTTTATATTTTAAGAGAGCGTTTTAATGAAGAAAAGAATTAAAAACTACTTAATTTCTTAACCTTTTAATGTGACAAATTAGCAACATTTGTCATAACTAATATTATGTATTCGAATTTGTACGATAATTTCTAAACTATTTTTTAGGATTTTAATTTTTGGAGGATATAAAAATAAAGATAAGTTCTAGGAAAAGTGCATCAAGACCTAGAACTTACTAACAATTGCTAAATAACAGATACTAAATATAATTGCCTAAGTCAAGCGATATCTATATAATTACACTTAAAGAACCTTGCAATTTTTGTAGATGCTATCGTTATTCACTGATAAGGAACTAGAGACACAACGTCTTAAAGGATTCCGCTTTTACACTCCTAACCCCAAACAAGCTAGCTTTCATAAAGCGGGAGAAACTGCTATTGAGCGTTTATTCTTAGCTGGTAACAGAACGGGTAAAACCTACTGTGGTTGTATTGAGGATGCCATACATCTAACGGGAGTATATCCTAATTGGTGGGAGGGGCATAGGTTCAATCATCCTATTATTGCATGGGTAGCATCTGAAAACTACGAAATAACCAGAAATGTTTTACAGCTTAAATTAATCGGTGGTTATACCTCTGATGGTTCATCTATTCAAGGTCTTATTCATCCAAGTTTAATTTTAAAAAAAGCAATGCTCTCAGGAGTTAACGGAGCTGTTGATTACGTACATATAAAACACTCTAGCGGTGGTTTCTCCAGTCTTTACTTTAAATCTTACAAACAGGGTAGGGAGAAATTCCAAGGAGCAAGATGCCACCTTATCCATCTAGACGAAGAACCACCTAAGGATGTGTATACCGAATGTGCTATGCGTCTTGCAGATGTTGACGGAGTAGGACAAGGGCGTTTAATTCTTACAATGACCCCTCTAAAAGGATATACTGAGATGATGTCTTACTTTTTGGAACAAAGGGTTTCTAAAGTAAAAAAAGAAGAAATAACATCTTTAGAAGAACTACAAAGCGAAGATTACGAAATAGTCCGTAGTGATCCAGAAATAACTATTAACGGCAAATATTACATTCAAGCTACTTGGGACGATAACCTGCATTTATCAGATGAAACTAAGAATCAGCTAAGAGCTACCCTAAAACCTTACGAACTGGAAGCTAGGGAAAAAGGAATACCCAGTGTTGGTTCTGGTCTTGTTTATCAAGTACAAGAAAGTGAATTTTTAATTGATCCATTCGAAATACCTAATCACTGGGCTTGTGTATTTGGGATGGACGTTGGCTTTTTTGCGCCTACTGCCGTTGTGTTCCTCGCTCATGATAAAGATAACGATACACTCTACATTTACAAAGAATATTCGGTTAGTGAAAAGACCGCTGCTCAGCATGCTTATAGTTTAAAACTTATGGGATGTGATTGGATAAGAGGAGTTTGTGATCCAGCTGTTAATCAAGGTTCTCAAAGGGACGGAGAGAGACTGATTGATGATTACGCAAACGCAGGACTCAAATTAGAAAAAGGAAGATATGCCAAAGAACTTGCCGTAGATAATGTGCTAGAGCGAATAAGAACGGGGCGTTTTAAGGTGTTTAATACTTGCCGCAAATTTATGGAAGAATGGCGGGGATATTCAAGAGATGATAAAGGTAAGATCATGAAAGGGAGAGACCATTTAATGAATGCTCTTGAGTTTGCAATGCTTGACGGCTTACCAATTGCTAGAACAAAAAGACAAGTGGAAATGCGCTATAGTTATAATGATAGACCAAGGAAGTTTTAAAAATGGATACAAATACACTTAGGATATTTTCTTTTTGTGGTGGTGGCACTAAGGGTTACGGCTCTAATCGTTTTATGCAGAAGTTCCTGCACCAGTGGGGAATACCGCAAGCTGATTTCTGGAAATATATCGATGTTATGTGCGGAACAAGTATTGGAGCGATACTTGCTTCTGGTTATTCTTTTGAAAAAACTCCTGATTATATGGAAAGTTTTTTTACTACTTATGCAAAACGTATATTTACAATTAGAACAGCGGCAGATGTTGCAACAGGTAGCCATAATGCAAGTGAAGATTCAAATAGACCAAACCTTGCTCAAAAAGCTTTTATGTTTGCAACTAATGATTCGTTTTATCAATCTGCTTATGAAGATTCAAATTATGGAAGTAATAAATTACAGGAAATACTTGTTAATAATTTTGGCACAAATACTTTAGCTAACTTAAAAACTCCTGTCGTTATTCCTTCTTTTGAAGAAGATACTAGCAAATATGTTGTATTTTCCAATTTTAATGATCCTGCATATTTTATCGGAAATACTGAAACTATAGTTAATGTCTGTAGGGCTTCTTCTGCTGCTCCTGTTTATTTACCAGCTCATAATTTCAATGGACATTATTATAGTGATGGAGGAGTTTATGCTAATGATGCAATCCTAGCAGCAATTAATGTAGGATTGAGCGTAAAACCAAATGCTACTAGAATTGTTATAGTTGACGTTGGCACTGGTATAGGAAACATGAGTTTTGATGGAGCTGCAACGGCTACAACTGATTTAGAACATTTAGCAGTTAGAGCATTTAAAGTTATGAATGTGTCAATGACAGGAGCTGAAGAATGGAGTAGATATTTTTTGGATTATCTAGCCAATAGGACTACTAATTTAACTAATCAAGCTATTATAGATTTATATTATTATAAATTCCAACCAAAATTTCCTGAAGATTTCCCTAATGAACTTGATAATAGCACGCCAGCTTGGTTTACTCAGTTAGCTAATTTAATTGACACTCATTATTCGAATGAAAGCGATAAAATCTCAAGTATATTAGCTCGGCTACTAGCATGAAATATGAACAATTATATAATTTTATTTCACCTGTAACTGGTAAATTACCGATAGATAAAGGTTATATATTGCTTGGAGATAAAAGCGGAAAATCTTTCAAGTCGCCAGTATTAATTGATATACGCCAAGATATTATTGATTTAAAAAGACAAATAGGAAATTTCCAAGAATTAAAAAAACTAGACCATAACCGAATATGGATAGGTGATTATTATAATGAACCTGTCCCACAATTACATATAGGTATTATAAATTTACCGCCTTTAGCTGAGGCATTATTCCCCAATCCCATAAGTGGGTTAACTGGCGATTTTAGAATACCTAACCCTACTTTTGACTATCTATCTCCTTTTGACTGGGTAATGTCTGGTCCATTCTTACCTCAGATTTACGCTACTAAATATGATACATTCGGAAATCCAATAGGAACTGATATCTCTTCATCTTTAGCGATGACACAGGTAAGAGCAGCACAAATAATGAAGCGGTTTGATAATGCCAATTTTATTGTTGGTAGTTCTACTGTAATATTTGATTGGGAAAATCCTAAAATGTATCTTATTCCAGAACCATTAAAGCAATTATATGGTCTTGGAACGACATATACCTTTACTAAGGCACAGTCTCTTGGAAATTTACAGACAGGCCTTTTAAAAAATACAGTTAATAATGCTACTGGTACTTTATCAACTGCTATAGCTGGAAAAGATTATGTTGACTTTAATGAAATCCCTATAGGGACTTTAGTTGTCAGACCTGATCCAAGTAGTAAATATATTTCTTCAACAAATTTTAGCACAAGAGGTAATACTGCTAATGAATTTGGTTATCCTATAGCTGGCAGCATTAATATTTTAACAGGAATTGCAAGTAAATTTGAAAAATTAGCAATTACTTCATTAACAGAGGGTTCTTTATTAAAAATAGGTAATAATTTCGGTGAAATAGTTGCTGCCGATGATGTTAATAATAAGTTAGATAAATTAATAACATTTATAAAACTTTTAATAGGGGTTAAAGATACTGTTGATTTTTTTAGTATAACAACTGATCAAGCTAGCAATTTAAATAAAATTGTAAAAACTATAGGCGGTGTTAAAAACACTGTAGATATGGTAGACGTTACTTTATCAGACGCTAGTAAATTGACTGATGCTGTTAAAAATGCCGTAGGTTTAGCAAAAACTGCTGAAATGGCTGATACTGCCGTCAAAGCTGCTGATGTATTTTCAAATAAAGCGGCTTTAGCTGAAATGGAAGCTCAAATAGCAGCTTTAGCAGGAGTTACTGCTATTTCAGCTTTAATTAATATATTTTCACTTGGGGCATTAGCTGTTACAGGATATAACTATGGTCAGTATATTAAAGGTGAAAGTTTAAATACAAGAAACACTTGGTATTCCGTAGATGATAACGATAGTGCTTCTAACGCAACGGGAGAGTTAAGACCTCTACAGTTAACACCCTTTAAAAATTCAGATAGAGGACATGGTACATTATGGTTTGACTCTAATGATAGAGAAAGCGGTAATTCCAATTATTACTCCGAGGGCGGACTTAGAATATTTTCTTGGGATAGTAGTCCTATTGGATTTAGAAATGAATTAGCACCTGTTCATATAGGACTTTTTGGGTATAGAAAAAATTATACGGAAGCTGACGAATATAAAGGTTTTATATTTAGATCAGAATTTTCAGATGATACTAGTAGTGATAATTATCGTTTTCCCATTAAATTCGGATTATATGATGTTTATAAAAAAATTCATTCTTATGTTTCAGGTTATAAGTACGGGTGGAATAATAAACAAACCATATTTGAATATGATTACAAGAGTTTTAATTTTTATAAACCAGTAAAATTTTTAGATAAAACAGCAATAAAAATTCCTGTCGGTAATACTTCTGAAAGACCTAGTAATTCAGAAACAGGTATGTTAAGATATAATATAGAACTTTAATATCCTTGCGAGTAAATTATGGCACAATTAACTTTACCTGTTGGTAAACAGGAATTTCATGACGGAACAAATTGGTTTTCTTTAGCATCTGAAAATTGGGTTACAAATAATTTTAAAACACTATCACCTTGTTTTATAGCAACTACAGCTAATTTAACTGCCACTTATTCTAATGGTACTAGTGGGGTTGGAGCAACGTTAACTAACTCAGGTACACAAGCTATATTTAGCGTAGATAATGTTACCCCAGCTATTAATGATAGAGTTTTAGTTAAGAATCAAACTACATTATTTCAAAATGGAATATATGTAGTAACTACTTTAGGCTCTGCCAGTACAAACTGGGTTTTAACACGTACTACCGATTATGATGTTAAAGCTCAAATGATTAGGGGGGATGTTATATCTGTTATTAGCGGTGATGTTAATAATACAAGTTTATGGATGATGACCTCTGTTGTTAATACAATAGGGACAGATGCTATTAATTTTGGAAAAACCGATCAAAATACATTTACTTCAATAGTTGGAACGGCAAATCAAATTAATGTTAGCGTTGCTGGTGGTATTGCAACGCTTAGTATTGTAACTAACCCTGTTCTTCCGGGTAATGGTTCTGTAACACTACCAACTGGAACAACAGTTCAAAGACCAAGCACTCCAACTGTTGGAATGTTTAGATTTAATACTTCTTTATAATGAAACAAAAACCAATAGGAAGACCTGAATTTCACGATGGAGTCAATTGGTTTACGCTTGCAACTATGGATGATATTCAAACAAGTGAAGTTGATGAGGATGTATATACTCTTTTACAAATTTTAAATGATGAGATTTTATAATGCCTTTATTTTTAAAATCAATAGACCCAACAATAGATATTTTAGGCAATGAGCAGGTATTAAGATATAATACGGATCAAATAAATAACGATGCAAATCTACTTTTATTAAATAATTTTGCAGCAACCGCCAATATTTTTCCCTCTACAAATATATCTTTTGTTACTAATGGATTAAAAGGTTTTCGTTTTAGACATGAAACTTATAATAATTCTTTATTTGGAAATTTTAAATTACAAACTTATGACAAATTAGGTAATAGTACCGATATATTTAAATATGATGAACAAAGCGATAGTTTAATATTTTTAAAAAATACTTCGTTATCTACATTATCTATAGCAAATAATTTATCTTTAAATTCAAATAAAATAACCTCATTAGCAAACGGAATAGCTGATACGGATGCAATTAATTTAGGGCAATTAAAAGCTTTAGGTTTTTCTTCTTTAAGTTCTAACGGGTTTTTAAGTAGAACGGCAAATAATACGTATGTTCCAAGAAATATAACTGGTGGTACTAATATTTCTATTACTAATGGAGATGGAGTAAACGGAAATCCTATTATTAACCTTATTAACAATCCAGTTTTAGATAGAATTACGATCAACAATGCACCTGTGTCATCAACTGATGGAATAAATAGAGAATATATAGATCAATATATTAATTCTGTTGTAGCTAGTATGGATTGGAAAAACCCTGTTGACGTAGCAACTACAGCTAATTTAACGGCTACTTATACTAACGGCACAAACGGGGTCGGTGCTACCTTAACTAATTCAGGTACGCAAAGCATACTTATTATTGATGGAATTACTTTAACTGTAGGTAATAGAGTTTTAGTAAAAAACCAGACTAATCAATTACAGAACGGAATATATAGGGTAACTAACGTTGGTTCTATCAATACTAATTGGGTATTAACAAGAGATACCGATTATGATTCTAATACTAAAATTACACCTGGTAATATTGTTGCAGTAATA